GCACAGCATGGTGGATTAAGAGAAATATATGTCATGAGTGTGGAGGCAAGAGTTATACAGTTCATAATTGAGAGTTTCTTTAGAGCTATGTGTAGCTATTTTGAGGAAGAGACAATGAGTCATCCAAAGAACAAAACAAAAATACCAAAAAACCATGCAAAGAAAGCATCTAGCTTGTGGGGAAGCGAGAGCATAACAATGACATGCAGTGATGATGCTGAAAAGTGGAATCAAGCCCACTATGTTAACAAATTTACTCAGCTAGCTTGTGGCTTGACTCCAGATTGGCTGCATGCTTTTTTCATAGAAGGAATAACACCCTTTACTGCAAAGAAAATCATGATACCTCCTGATCTAATAAACATGTTCATGAAGTTTACAGACATAAAATCAAATGATGAATACTTTAAAAGGTTGTTTATGTCTTTTAAAGGCATACACAATCCAGAAAGAGCTGCTAGAAATGTGATTTTGTATGATAACTTGAGAAATGGTGACTATGAGTTTGACAACTGCTTAGAGCATAATTTAGATATTATTGAGAAGGAGCTAGGGTTTGATCCTAGGAGGGTTGAAGATGACCAAATATATACAAGAGTTAGAGAATTATTAGAAGCAACATATTATGAATCATGGAATAAGAAGGGCGATACATTCATCTTCACTGAAACAGGCATGATGCAGGGAATAATTCATTTTGGGAGCAGTTTGTGCCACACTGGTTATTTGATTGTGTGTAAAAATGCCGTAATAGAAATTGCAGCAAAGCTTGGCTTAGAGATAATCGTTGATACTGTTCAATCCTCTGATGATTCTGCCATGATGGTTAGCGCAAAAGTGACTGATATACAGCAGTATTATAAATTTGTTGTGTTTAGTCTTGCAATATTCAAATTTAAAGGTTACTTGTCAAAGTGGGTAGCAATATATCAGAGCCCTAAGAGCACTCAAGGAATGGATAGGTCAATGGAATTCAATTCCAATTTTTTCTTTGGAGAAAATGTTTTTACACCAACAATAAA